TCATGTGTCCTACTTGCCTTGTAGGCGTAAGTAGTAACACCGCATTTGGGGCAGGGTCTCATTGTCGGGGCTTTTTTCATTGTCGGGTTATATTGCTGCAGGTAACGTACTCATTGCGTGTAACAAGGTTTGTGCAGTTTTGAAGCAAGGCAACGGCATATACGGTGCCCACCGGTCAACCTGCATAGTTTCGTACAACGTATTCCAACCGCGCAAAATTACCGCTTTGTTTTCTTTGTCTAAGGTTGCTAGCACGTATATTGCCGGTTTGTCAAAATCGCGGGTAAGTAAGCAACCGTCCGGGCGCGGTGTTGTTCGTACTTCGTAACGGCCAACGTCGTTTGCTTTAGGGTTGTACGGTTCGTAGCCCCAATAAACGTGTAAATGTTTGGCTAACGCAAATTCACCTAACGCGCCTATTTTGTCGGGCAAAGTGTTTTTAAATTCGCCTTTAAATTTGTCTTGGTGTTGGTTGCTTTTGGCGTTTTCATGGCGTAATTCTGCTACCGCGTATGCGTAGTTTATTTCCGTCGGGCTTAAATAAACAGTTGTCACGGTTAGCCGCCCAATGCCTCTATTGCTTCGCTAACGGCCTGCCATGCGTCCTGTTGGCCGCTTAAATCTAGGTCTACTGCTAAATGCTTCAACCGTGCAATTAGTTCGGCGTGTTTGGGTTTGTACGGTATGTAGGCGGGCCTGCATATTTCGTCTATAAGGTTTGTTAGTACGGCTTGGTGCCTTTGTAACGCGTTTTGTGTCGGGTCTAACATTTTTCGGCTCTCTTCACTAAGTGAGTTGTCAGGGTCTATATATTGTTTTACTTCGCTGTATTCCATGGTAGCCAATCGCTGTTACGCCAAATAGCAACCATGGCGCGGGTGTTTATTGTTGGGTTGTACAGCTCGTCACAGGTTTGCAATACGCCTTTCGCCTGCAACCAACCAATAGGCCAATTACTGTTAGGTCGGCACCAAAACCCGTTTATTTGGTAAATGCCAAAACTTCCGCCGCTTGGGTCGCTTGCGTTGTGTGCGTCGCTTGTGCAGCGGCTCTCTCTAACTGCCACGCGTAGAGCCGTTTCTAGTTCGCTAGGCGGTAATCCCTCGGCTAGGGCTAACGTCGCAACCTGCGTGCACGTAGTCACCAATGCGGGCATTGTGGTAGTTGTTGTGGTTGGTGGCAATGAGGCAACTACAACTTGTGTGGTTTGTTTTGGGGCCTGTGCATTACCGGGGCTAAACAACACTAAAACGCCTGTAATAAAGCCTATAAGGCCTGTGGTTATCTTGTGTGCAATCATTTGGCTATCTCCATTTGGTAAGGGTTTCCCCATGTGCCAGTAGCGGAACTTTTAAAAACAAGTTGTACGTGAAGCACGTCGTTTGTTTGTGGGTCTCTGAAAATTTGTACCATGGCTTTTTGCCCGGTGGCAAGTGAGGTTATAAAACACTCATAGTTAAAGAATTGTATTTCATTCATGGTAAATGGCTTTCCGTCGGTAAAGAAAACCCTAGCGAATCATTGTTACTCGGTTGTGGATACCCCAAATACCGCTTCAAATATGCTTTTTACGGCTTCCGGATTATCTGCCATAGCCGGTGAAAGTTCTACGTGCCACCAATCGCCACCGGGCGCACCGGATACCGTTTTAATTTCGTACGCTTTCCACGCTTGACGGTCACAACGCCAAGCCCTGCCAAAAGGTTGTGGCCAATAGTCAATAATCATTTGCACACCAAGTTTGTTTGCATTGGCTACCACAACGTCTATAAACGCTTTAGAGACCTTGCGGCCCTCTGCTACGCCCTTTGTATCCATCTTGCGATATGACAAGTCCATAGCGCGCCCTGTGGCGTGTACTGACATTGTGCCGGGCTTTCCTTTAACGTCTCTTTGCCCAAATGTGCCATTATTCCAACAGGAACCGTTAGACCATTTTGCAGCTTGCCTAACCCATTCTTCAGTACCGGCACGTTTGCTTTTTGCGGGGCCGTCGCTGTTACCTATGTAGTCGCGGCTTCCGGGTACACCGGGTTGGGCTTTTGCCGTCATTTGCTACGGCCAAAGGCTGTGTCGTTAGGGTTAACCCAACGCATAACCGGCGGTATCAGTGCAGCAATAGCGGCTTTAACGTAATCGGTGGGGTTGTTTGCACCGGTCATATAAACAGCAATAACAGCGCCAACAACGCTACGGCCATAACTTGCTAACAATGCTTGACTATTCGCTTTCATCTTTTCCGCCTTTGTCTTTGTTTTTTAAACCGTTGGACGCCAACAAACCTATAAGCCCACCCGAAAGGGTCATAAGCATAGGGTTTAAAACGCTAAACGCTTCAGCGTCATTAGGGGCCTGCTCTAAAGGCTGTGTAATAAATAGCAATCCGTACAAAAGAGTAAAAATTGAACCAACAAAAGCAACAGTTAAACCAATGCCAACGCTAAGTATTAGTCGTGCTTTTATTTCATCATTTGTATATTTAGCCACAACGCCCACCGCCTACAATTATTTCCGTAGTAAGAGTAACTGCCTGATTTTTAGTCCGTATACAGTTCATGCGTGTACGTTCTGAACAACCGGCACAACCCCACAAAACCACGGCTATAAAAACCGCATACCCGAAAAAATAACGCCAGCGCATTACGACAATAAAGCGGCTACTTCGTCGGCAGTAAGTCCAAGTTTTGCAAGCGTAGCGGCCTTAAGTTTTGCTTGGTCGGCTTCGTGTTTTGCGCGTCCTTTTGCTTCTATTTTGTCTAATTCAACTTGTGCTAATTCTGCTTCGGTAATGTCTCGCAAAACGGTTTCGCCTGTAATTGCGTTATGTTCTGTTACTTTGCTCATGAGTTTGCCAATCCATAAACGCGGCAAGTACCGCTAGTAAAACTTTGTGCTGACTGCAAGATACTTATACCGTCGTAAGAGGTTGCTTGGTTGTGGTTTCCGTAACCGCTGTATACAACTTGATAACCGCCTGAGCTATACACGGCGTAATTAAAATTTACGTTTGTTTGTGCGGCGGCAAATGGCCCATGAATTAAAAACGAACCAAAAAACGCTCCACCATTCGTTACGGTCGTATTTGACCATGACGAACCAGTCGCTGATTGTCCGCCGCTGTTGGTTGTAAAACCATAAACTAGTGTTTGTGTGTAACTGCTTGCCGTTGAGTTATCAACACCACCAACACGCAACCTAAATGTTAAATCTCTACCTGTTCCGTTGTTGAAAATTACGTTGTCAAATACAACTAAATACGAACTATAGGTAGCGTTAAAGCAATTATTTATATTTACGTTTTGGCCAGTCATAGTTGTTGCGCTAATTAGCGTCATACCTGAAGCGCCTAATGTTTGCCATGCTGCACCGTCGTAATACTGCGTAGTATTGGTCGCTTCAATGTAGGCCATTTGACCTTCGGCAAGCACCTTTTCACCTGTGCCACCAAAAGCGGCGTCACGTGTAACAGTTGTAGCAAATACAGGTATACCCGTGTTTATTTGCGTTTGCTGTGCAGCCGTTAAAACCTGTCCGGCTGTAAATGCCGGTACTGCTATTTGTGCGTTTGCTCCCATAGTGCCCCTATCCTAAAACATTCAATGCGTCAAGTGTGCCATACGTTGCGTCGTCTAAAATTAGTTCATAAACAATCGTAGTAGGGCTTGTAAACAAACGTACCCTATGCCCGGTAAGGGTTATTTCATGCTCTATGCCCTCTACGCTTAACTCTTGGGCAAGCGTCGTAATGGTTGACCCGGTAACAAAATTCTTTTCAATGCTTATAGTGTCGTTAATGTCAATAACGGCCACCGTGTCGCGTTGGGCGGTTGTTAAAGCGCCAAATACGGTTTCTACGCTGTTGTAGCGGGCTTCCGGGTATGGGTCTAAAAGGTAGGTTGCAGCTGCCGCTAGTTCTGTGTCGTCTAAAAGGCTGTTTGTAATGCTGTTGGTTTGAATAAAAAACAGGGCTTGGCTGTCTAGTTCGTCGGCGGTGGCTACCGACCCGCCAAGGTTTTGTACTAAGGCCCTA